AGATAATTCTGTAGAAATTCTTACAAACGGAGGGACTCCGGGAGACAAGATCGAATTAACATTATCTACAACATCGTCTGGAGGATTTGTTTCGCCAGTTATGACTACTGGTTTAGCAACAAAAGCCTTTAATTATGCGTTAACTGCAAATCCTGGAGGAGTAAAAGCTAGAGTTTTCTTAGGAGAAGACGACGCTGGCGATAGAATGTACATTAGAAACATTAACTTCGCTTAAGATTAAAAATTCAGCCTTGCAAAATTATTGTTTTGCAGGGCTGTTATTAATAATATAAATATGGCCTTTAAAATTATTCCTCCTTACAAAATAATTAATACTCCTATCTATCATAAAGATATGGACAATAATACTTTGGGTTTAGCTAATAATAACGGCACTATTTTATTAAACAAAAATTTATCTCCAATTAAAGAGGCTGCAGTGGTAGACCATGAAATGGTACATATCAATCAGATGAAAAGAGGCGATTTAGATTACGACGATAACAACGTTTATTGGGAGGGCAAAGCTTATTCAAGAAACACTATGAAAGAGGGATCTAAAAAATTACCTTGGGAGAAAGAAGCATACGATAAAACAAAAAAAATAAAATTAACAATTAAATCTAATCAAATGAAAAATTTATTTATCGCATTATTATTACTAGTATCAAGTCAATTATTTGCACAACAAGAATTAAGCGGGTTATGGGAATGTGAGAAATCTTCTTATTTAACTACAATAGTGGCTTCAGAATATGCGGTTTTAAACGTATTTAATACAAGCTTTGAAGAGTACAGAGTAATACCAGAAAAAATAATAGATTATAAAAATAACAAATTAATAACTAACCTAAAAAATACTCACAACGGATATGCGGTAAGTATTGAATACTCATTACAAAACGATGATACTATTTTATGTACTTACACTGGAGATCTTACGGGAGATTTTATATTAACAAGATTAAAATAAAAAGCTATGGCATATATGCAAGAACCCGGTAGAGCTCCGTTAAAAAACAAAAACTTTGAGGCTTTAACCAATGGTACACCTTTAAGAAATGATAATGACAAGAAAGATCCAAAAACGGGCAAAAAGAAAACAGTAAAATCTTATAACGTAAAAACCGGTAAAGAATCTACTAAAAAAGTTACAGCTAAGTCTGGGGATGCTAAATTAACTAAAGAGCTAGGGGGTACTTTAACTTTTGAAAGTGCAGATCAAAGCAAAAAATCTTTAACAAAAAAGAAGTCGGACCCAAGAACAGGGGGAGGTGTAAATAAAAGCACTACAGCTACAAGGGCTACTTATGGTACTCTTCCTAAAGGGTTTAAAGGTAGAGCAAAAGATAAAAATAACAAAATAGTGGACTTTTCAACTAGTAATAACGATTCAAGAAGAAAAGAAAAGTTTAGATTATATTAACAATTATTAATAATTAAATTAAATTAAAATGAGTAAAGTAAAAGAAATGAAATCAGAAAATTTATCAATCAGTAAAGAACAATTAGAAAAAGTGCAAGCGTTACAAGCGGACTTACAAAAGTTTTGTGCACATATTGGAGGATTAGAGGTTCAAAAAGCAAAAGCTATTTATCAAATAAATATGCTTGAAAAAGAAATGGAGGATTTTAAAAAATCTATTGAGGATGAGTACGGACCTATTAATATTAACTTAACTGATGGCACTTATGAAGTAATACCTACAGATAAAGAATAGGGTCATGGGTAATATTATAAGAAAGATAAGTATAGGTGCTGACTATAAGAACGAAGCAATGCATTACTCTGTTAAGCAGACAGTTTACGGTGGGCACGAAATTTCTCATATAATATTTGAAGAGTCTGATAATTCTTATAATATATTTATAAAAAAAGAAGACGAGGTAATGCCATGGAAGAAGTTTAATTCTAATATGGCAATATCCGTTGAGTATGACTTGGAGTACTAATGAGAAGTATATACGATTTTATCATAAAGCCTGTAGGGCAAAGGTATGATAATCAGGTTAAGGTTGGAGAAGTGGACCTTATAACCAACACTTCTATAGAAAGTTTTAAACACGTTAACAATATAGCCGAGGTTGTTGAAACCCCTGCAGCATTTGCGACGCCCATAAAAAAAGGTGATCTAATAGTCGTTCATCATAATGTGTTTAGAGTTTTTTATGATATGAAAGGACTTAAAAAAAATAGTAGATCGTTTCTTAAAGACGGGCTTTTTATGTGTGCAATAGATCAAATATATTTGTACAAAAATAAAAAGAACTGGAAATCATTCGGCGATAGATGCTTTGTTGCTCCGGTCAAAAATAAAGACCCTTTTAGCAGCGATAAAACAGCTAACCTTATTGGTATACTAAAGATAGGTAATAAGTCCTTAGAGCGCGCTGGAATCAATCCAGGAGACATAATTGGTTTTACCCCTAATAGCGAATGGGAATTTGTTATAGACGATCAGATTATGTACTGTATGAAATCAAATGATATTGTTATAAAGTATGAACTCGATAGAAACGAAGAAGAGTATAATAGCCGCTGGGCGGGAAGCAATTAAAGAATTAGTAAAGGTAGCAAAAGAAAAGATCGTTGACTCAGAAGAAGATATATCTGCTGACAGACTTAAAAATGCTGCCGCTACTAAAAAGCTTTGCATATTCGATGCTTTTGAAATATTAAGTAAAATTCAAGAGGAAGAAAGTATGATTGCTGAATCAAACAATAAAGCAAATAAACCTGCGTTTAAGGGGTTTGCAGAAGGGAGATCTAAGTAATGGCTTACGAACAAACTTTATACAGGGTTGTAAAAGACCATATTAAACCAGCTGTCATTAAAAAGAAAAACCGATATTCCAAATGGGAGTACGGATATAATGCTGAGTACGATACCGTTATAATTAGTAAAACAGGTAAGATTGGTGAGATCTATGAAATAAGCGGCATAATGATTGCTCTACCTAAAACGGAAAATGCAGAAGACATGGGCGACAGCAAATGGAAAGCTGTAGAATACCCTAAGTCATTAAAAAAAATTAAAAGTGTTCAAGATTGGAATGCTTACCCAAATAGTTTTAAAGAACAGTGGCACCCATATATAGATGAAGAATTTGAAAGACGTGAAAAAGGTTTTTGGTTTATTAATAAAGGTAAGCCTACTTACATTACTGGTACTCACTATATGTACTTGCAGTGGTCCAAAATTGATGTCGGATTACCGGACTTTCGGGAATCGAACAGACTATTCTTCATATTCTGGGAGGCCTGCAAAGCAGATAAGAGATCGTACGGTATTTGTTACCTTAAAAATCGACGCTCTGGATTTTCATTCATGTCGTCGGGAGAAACAGTTAATTCGGCTACGATATCTTCAGACTCTAGATTCGGTATATTATCCAAATCAGGTGCTGATGCCAAGAAAATGTTTACAGATAAAGTTGTACCGATCTCGGTAAATTATCCTTTTTTCTTTAAACCAATACAAGACGGTATGGACCGTCCGAAAACAGAACTAGCATACAGAGTACCCGCTTCTAAATTTACGAGACGGAAGTTAGAAGAAAACCAAGCAGCCCAAGAGCTTGATGGATTAGATACAACTATTGACTGGAAAAACACAGGTGATAACAGTTATGATGGTGAAAAATTAAAACTATTGGTTCATGACGAATCAGGTAAATGGGAAAAGCCAACTAATATACTTAATAACTGGCGAGTAACAAAAACTTGTTTAAGATTAGGTAGTAGAATTATTGGAAAGTGTATGATGGGGTCAACATCAAATGCTTTAGACAAAGGAGGTAAAAACTTTAAAAAACTATATGATGGATCAGATGCATCGATTAGAAACAAGAACGGTCAAACTAAAACGGGCTTATACAAACTTTTTATTCCTATGGAATGGAATTATGAGGGTTTTATTGATCAGTATGGCTATCCTGTGTTTGATATTCCAACGAAAGAAACATTAGATCCTCAAGGTAATGTTATTACAGAGGGTGTTATACAACACTGGGAGAATGAAGTTGAAGGCTTAAAAGACGATGCCGATGCTTTAAACGAATATTACAGACAGTTTCCCCGTACGGAACAACACGCTTTTAGAGATGAAGCTAAGCAATCTATATTTAATCTTACAAAGATTTATCAGCAAATAGATTACAATGAAGAATTGAAGAACTCTGCTATGGTTACCCAAGGTAACTTTCAGTGGGAAAACGGCGTTAAGGATACTAGAGTAATGTTCTATCCTAATAAAAACGGTAGGTTTTTTATTACTTGGGTTCCTGATCAAGGACAACAAAATAACTTAATAATAAAAAATGGCATTAAATATCCTGGTAATGAACACATGGGAGCTTTTGGATGTGATAGCTATGATATTAGCGGTGTTGTTGGTGGTGGCGGATCTAACGGATCGCTTCATGGATTAACAAAGTTTTCAATGGAAGACACCCCGCCTAACCATTTTTTCCTTGAGTATATTGCAAGGCCATCAACAGCTGAAATGTTTTTTGAAGATGTACTAATGGCTTGTGTTTTTTACGGAATGCCTTTGCTAGCAGAAAACAACAAACCTAGATTGCTTTATTATTTAAAGCGTAGAGGATACAGAGGTTTTAGTATAAACAGACCGGACAAAACATATAATAAATTATCTATAGCTGAAAGAGAAGTGGGGGGAATACCTAATTCAAGCGAGGACATAAAACAAGCACACGCTTCGGCTATTGAAACATATATAGAAGATTTTATAGGAGAAAAGAAAGATGGATATGGGGATATGTATTTACAAAGGACTTTAGAAGATTGGGCTAAGTTTGATATAAACAATAGAACTAGGCATGATGCTTCGATAAGTTCGGGGTTAGCTTTAATGGCTTGTAATAAACATAGGTATAATCCTAAAGGTATAACAAAAATTAAATCTTATTCTTTGGGTTTTAAAAAATATAATAACGAGGGGACTACTTCAAAAATAATATAATAAATGAATATAAGTACAAATACTAATAGCTCATTCCCGGATCAGGTTGTAAGTGATGCAGAGAAAGCAACGTGGGAATACGGGCTTCAGGTTAGTAGAGCTATTGAGCAGGAATGGTTCAATTACGGCGGAAGTGGTTCAAACCGTTACGCTACAAACTGGAATAATTTTCATAATTTAAGATTATATGCCAGAGGAGAACAAAGCGTGCAAAAGTATAAGGATGAGTTAGCTATTAATGGCGATTTATCTTATCTTAACTTAGATTGGAAGCCAGTTCCTATACTTTCTAAGTTTTCGAACATAGTTGCAAATGGAATAACACAGAAACAATACGACTTAACTTCTTACGCTCAAGATCCAGAGTCTTTAAAGAAAAGAACTGATTTTGCGGAAGACTTGTTATTTGATATGTTAACTAAAAATGAGCAAGCGGAGGCATCTCAAGTTATAGATATAAATTTAAGTAGATCTAATATATCACCAGATAATCTACCTGAGTCTTTAGAGGAAAGAGATCTTCACATGCAGCTTAGCTACAAGCAAGCTATTGAGGTGGCGGAAGAAGAAGCTATTAATACCGTATTAGCTACTAACGAATTTGATTTAACTAAATCTAGAGTAAATCAAGATTTGGTTAATATAGGAATAGGTGTAACCAAAACATCGTTTAATCCAGCTGAAGGCATTGTAGTAGATTACGTTGATCCTGCTTATTGCGTTTGGTCTTACACGGAAGATCCTCACTTTGAAGACATATATTACGTAGGCGAAGTTAAATCTATAACTATACCAGAGCTTAAAAAAGAATTTCCTAATATATCGGACGAAGAGTTAGAAAGAATTCAAGACATGCCCGGTAATCGAAGAATGATTCGAGGTTTTGAAAGCTATGATTACAATACTGTTCAAGTATTGTATTTTGAATACAAAACATATACCGACCAAGTTTTTAAAATAAAGAAAACAGATTCAGGTTTAGAAAAGGCAATTGAAAAAACTGATCAGTTTAATCCACCTCCTAATGATAACTTTGAAAGAGTTTCAAGATCTATAGAGGTATTATATGAGGGGGCTAAGATAATTGGAACAGATATAATGCTTAAATGGGAAATGTCAGAAAATATGACACGCCCAATGGCTGATACTACCCGCGTAGAAATGAGTTATTCCTTATGTGCACCAAGAATGTACAAAGGTAAAATACAATCTTTAATAAGTAAATGTGTAGGTTTTGCCGACGTAATACAACTAACTCATTTAAAAATACAACAAGTATTATCCAGAATGGTTCCCGATGGTATCTTTTTAGATATGGACGGTTTAGCTGAGGTTGATTTAGGCAATGGAACAAACTACAATCCAGCTGAAGCATTAAATATGTATTTTCAAACCGGTTCTGTTGTAGGTAGATCACTTACACAAGAAGGAGATATAAACAGAGGTAAAGTACCAATTCAAGAATTGTCTTCATCAAATGGAATGGGTAAAATACAATCTCTTATTACAGCATATAATTACAATATGCAAATGATTAGAGATGTTACTGGATTAAATGAAGCAAGAGATGGATCTTTACCTTCTGCTGATTCATTAGTTGGTCTACAAAAAATGGCGGCTAATGCTTCTAATGTAGCTACTAAGCATATACAAGATGCTAGTCTTTTCTTAGCGCTTAGTACTTGTGAAAACATTTCTTTAAAAATAGCTGATGTATTAAATTTTCCTCTTACTAAAAATTCTTTAATGAATAGTATATCTACTTTCAACGTAGAAACTTTAAAGGAAATAGAAAATTTAAATCTTCATGACTTTGGAATATATTTAGAAATGGAACCAGATGACGAAGAAAAAGCTGAATTAGCGGCCAATATAAATGCTTCGTTGCAACAAGGTAGTATTGATATAGAAGATGCTATTGATATACGTGAAATTAAAAACCTTAAGCTGGCTAATCAAATGTTAAAGCTTAAGCGCAAGAAAAAGTTAGAAAGAGAACAGGCCGTAACTCAACAAAATATACAAGCCCAAGCAGCAGCAAATGCTGAAGCCTCTGAAAAAGCCGCAATGGCGGAAGTGCAAAAGCAACAAGCTCTTACATCTGAAAAAGTTGCTATAGAACAAGCAAAATCGCAATTTGAAATACAAAGAATGGAAAGAGAAGCTCAAATTAAAAGACAGTTAATGGCAACTGAATTTGAGTATAATATGCAATTAGCTCAAGCACAAATTGGTGCTACCACACAAAAAGAAAAAGAAATAGAAGATAGAAAAGATAAAAGAGTAAAAATACAGGGTACTCAACAAAGTGAACTTATACAACAAAGGCAAACTGAAGGAATGCCTAAGAATTTTGAGTCACAAGGAAACGATGTGATGGGAGGATTTGACTTATCATCATTTGATCCCACATAAATAAGTATTTAATAATTATATAATATTATATCATGAATGAACAAGTAAAAACGGAAGGGTCTTTTAAGATTCAATCCAAGCCTAAACTAACTGATGAACAGTTGGCGGCTAAAAACAGGGAGCCTTTAATCGACGTTCCAAGCAATGTAACTAGAGTAGTAATTCCTAAAGAAGAAAAAGATGCCGTTCAAGAGCCAAGCACAGGTGGTGTGGATGAGAATAAACCAGCCGAAGATGTACGAGAGGTGGAGGAAGGAACATCCGAACCAGTCATTAAAGAGATTACCGAAGAAAAAGAAGTAGAAGCTAAAGCTCCTGCTATTGAGCCACCTCTTACTCAAAATGATTTACCTGACAACATAAATAAGTTAGTAGATTTTATGAGGGAAACAGGTGGGACTATGCAGGACTACATAAGATTAAACACTAATTACGAAGATGTAGATAGAGACGTTTTAGTAAAAGAATACTATAAAAATACTAAGCCTCATTTGTCACAAGAAGAAATCGATTTTATGATCGAAGATACTTTTGCATTTGATGAAGATATTGATGAAGAGCGAGACATCAAAAGAAAAAAACTCGCATATAAAGAAGAGGTTTCAAAAGCCCGTAAGTTTTTAGAAGATACTAAAGAAAAATATTATGATGACATCAAGTTGAAGTCGCCAAGTCTTTCTGAAGATCAACAAAAAGCATCGGACTTTTTTAATCGATATAAGGAGGATCAGGAAAGAAACTCCCAAAACCATGAGAAGTTTAAAACTCAAACTGAACAATTATTCAATAAAGATTTCGAAGGTTTCGATTTTAGTTTAGGAGAAAAAAAGTTTAGGTATGGAGTACAAAATGCTGCTCAGGTGGGAGAAAAACAATCAGACATCAGTAATTTCTTAGGGAGGTTCCTTGGAGAAGATGGTGCAGTTAAAGATACTAAAGGGTATCACAAAGCTTTATACACAGGAGCGAATGCTGATAAAATAGCAAATCACTTCTACGAACAAGGCAAAGCGGACGCTATTAGAGATGTTGTAAACAAATCTAATAACACGTCTACTGAAGCTAGGAAAGCAGCACCAGTTGAAAGTGCTCGTTTTGGTGCGTATAAAGTCAAATCAGTTTCTGGAGCGGACTCCGCAAAATTGAAAATTAAAAAGTTTAAAAACTAATAACAATGAGTTTATTACCACAATTTGGGAGCATAGTCCCATCACAAACACAGCAATTACTTGCTACAAACTATTTACAATGGAATAACAACGGCGGAGGCGGT